TAAGAGAGAAATGTCCAACGTCAATAATTGTAGCAGGGAATGTGGTGACACCAGAAGGAGTGGAAGCCTTGTCGCTTGCTGGTGCAGACTTAGTGAAGATAGGAATCGGAGCCGGGTCAATGTGCCTGACACGGAGAATAGCGGGAGTGGGATACCCCCAGTTATCCGCAGTAGTAGAGTGTGCAGAAACCGCAGCAGCATTAGATATTGGGATCGTTGCTGATGGTGGAGTAGTGCACTCTGGGGATATTGCAAAAGCATTCGTTGCCGGTGCAGCATTTGTTATGGTTGGTGGAATGTTTGCAGGGCACGATGAGTGTGGTGGTGAAATTCGTAATAAAGAGCATGGACAGCTCACAATGTTGCATTATGGAATGAGCAGCAAAACTGCAAATGACAAATACAATGGTGGTCTATCCACATATCGTGCGTCAGAGGGACGCACAGTGGAGGTTCCTTACCGTGGACCTGTATACAATACGATACAAGAAATTCTTGGTGGTTTGCGCTCGGCTTGTTCTTATGTTGGTGCTTTTGATTTGCCTTCTCTATACTCCAATGGTACATTGGTAAAGGTTAATCGTACAATCAATAACATTTTTGAGGAACATGAAATATGAATATTTTTGTTTTAGATAAAGACCCGTATGTTGCTGCACAGATGATGTGTGATAAGCATGTTGTTAAAATGATTCTTGAAGGTTGTCAGATGCTTTCAACGGTTCATTCTTTAGATGTTGTACAAGATAACAAGCCAGCATTATACAAGCCATGTTTTCATAATCATCCATGTACTATTTGGGCAAGAGCATCTAAGTCCAATTATTACTGGTTAGCCAACCATACTTTTGAATTGACAGAAGAATATACTGCTAGATATGAAAAGGTTCATAAGTCTACTAGTATGGCACATTGGTTTAAACACAACGCACCAAGCAATCTTCCAAATACTATTTGTACTGACTTTGCACAAGCAATGCCAGAACAATATAAGAACGTTGATGGTGTAGCCGCATATCGGGCATATTACCTTGGAGAGAAAGCCAGATTTGCTAAATGGAAACTCGGTAATGCACCTGAGTGGTTTACTTCGCAGGTTTCTTCTGACGAGTTGGTTCAGACACCATAGCATCTGATAATGCTTGCATTCTTGCGGCAATACCGGTTTTTTCTTTTATAGAATTTCTATAATCGGATGCATTTAAAAATTCTTTACCTGCTTCAGCAAATTTACCAGCATTTAAATGTTTTAATGCAGTTGGTGATTTACCTAACATTCCTCTAAATTGTTCTGATGCTAATTGAGCTTGTAGTTCAGGAGAATAGGTTTTAAAATTTGGAACAAGTTTTTCAACTTGTGGAATTCGTACAGTAACATCTCTTGCTAATAATCGGTCAGCTTGTTCTGGTGTTATTCTTCCACCTTTACGCAAAACAGTAGATCCAAAATTTGGATCTTTTTTGTGTTCATCTGCAAACACTTCTTTAAAAATTTTTTCTGATTGTGGTGTAACTAAATGTCCATGACCAATAGTATCTAATTTTTTACTATCTTTATATACACCTAAAATTTTCTTTTCATTTCCAGCAGACTCATATCCTTTAATAACCTTGCATATTCCATTAATATCACATTGCATATTTTGATTTTCTTCTGCCAAATATTGTTTAAATGTTTTCATATTATTGTTGCTTGCTATTAGTAATAAGAGTGATATAATTATATTATACAAAGGAACCCACTATGAGTAATGTAAAAATATTTAGACTTAATTCTGGCGAAGAGATTTTATCACGGTTTACTGAAAATGAAACATCGTGGACTTTAAAGGATCCTGCAATTCTTGTACCTATGCAACAAGGTCAAATTGGTCTTATGCCTTGGATGATGTACAGTAAGGCTGCAAAGGGTGTAACAATTCCTAATGCATTTATTGCCTTTACTGTTGAGCCACTTGATGAACTCAAGGCTCAGTATGATAGTAGTCTCAATAAGGGAATTATTACTTCTGGCAAGGGAGTGGATCCACTATCTCAGCTGAAGTTATCTGTGTAAATTATGAATATAGATCATGTGATTGAAAATTTTGTTCCTATTGCCAAGCCACTTTCGATGGCAATGGAGAGACAAAAAAAACATATCTCATTAGTAATCTATAAGCGCAAAATTATCGCGGTGGGTCAAAATGTATTCAAGACCCACCCCGATACTTTTCGTTTGGGATATCGTGGTTCTGATATGCACTCAGAACTCGATGCCTACCGAAAAATTCCAAAATCGTTAAGAGGAGAAAAATTAACTCTTCTTAATTTTCGTTTTAATAGATTTGGTAACTATAGAAATTCTAAGCCCTGTCCAGTGTGTGCCAAGTGGTGCAACGAAGCTTTTCATAAAATATACTACACCGATGATGAGGGTGTACATATTCTATAAATATTAAGTTCGTAAGGGTGATTATCTATGCCAAAAAAAGCGTGCTGTTGTAATAAATGTAGTTGGTGCGATAGAGATCATTGGTATCGAAATACATATGATCCACAAGATCCTTTTGCAAATGAAGGCATATTAGAACAACCAACTCAACCAAATTGGGCATCTACCGGTACTATTACTACAGAGTTACCAAGTGTTGGTCATCCAATGCCTTTTGTAAGGTTAATTAATTGTGATGAATGTACATCTCAAGGACAAGATTTTCAAAGTTGTTGTGATATTGGTCCTACGGAAGATGTTGCTCAAGTAAGAATAATAGATCCAGAAAATCCAAATGCAGGTTTTACAAGTTCTTTCAGAACTCCTTCTAACATATTAGATATACCATCATTTGGATGGGGTGATGCTATATTCTATGGAGATATTTCTCCATGTTGGTTTAATGGGATCAATATGACAAATGTTGATCTTTTTTCTGGGAATCCAGGGTGTTCTGGGACATCTGGTCCGGGACCAGCTGGACCTACTGGATGTTGCCAATCATTATATTATAATGATAATCATTTTTTTAATTTTACATTTGAATTAAAAATAGAAAAATATAATATTCAAGGAAATACATATTCAACAGTTATTGATATTAAACGTACTGGTCCTGCTAGAAATGTAAGACCACATCCAGATGCTTGCCACTCATTCAATGTAAATGAAAATTATCCTTGGAGAGAATTATCAAATTGTGAAGTATTTTTTGATACATTTAATGATGATGGAATTCCTGCTATATGTACACGTGATTTTGCTCGTATGCCTCGTGGACCCTGGCCATATAGATTTAAAAAATATATGGATGTAGATAAAAATGCTGCAGCATGTTATTCTAATAATGCAGTTTTTGATGGATCCTTATTTACTAAAGAACAGGTTGAAGAAGCTCTTGCAGATCCAGAGTCATATCCCGACACTCCATGGATAAGACAATGCCCATTCGTTCAAACTAAATGTTCTGGTACATTTGGTCAAGATGCTGATGGTTGTTGTAATACTGATTTTTTAGATACTGATCAATTATGTACTCAATTAGACCCAGATAATGGAACTCCTTTTGGTTGGGAAGACATTCCAGCCGATTGTGCACCATATTCAAATTCAAATCCAAACTTTGTAGGAAGTATACCGTTTGATGGTAGTACAGCCAATATGCATTTCTTTGGTTGGATGAATCCTTTCAATAGATACACCACACCTGAGTGGGATTTATATGAGGGTCCAACAGGATCAAGTACTACAACTATTTGTAGTTGTGATGGAACTGGTTATACATGTGCGCCATCTGGATTTTGTGGAGCATGTGGTCCTCAAGGATATACTTTAGGTTTATCAAGCAAAAAAGTAAGTTTAAACGTAATTGTCCCAACTCAATATGATTTCGGATCAGCTGAAATGGGCAAAAATGCTTTTTGTAGCCCAGATTCATCTATACAAGGTTTAGGATTTGGTGAATGGTGTTTTGGTATGGATTATGAAGCAACTGATGAAATTATTGCACTAGAACTTGCTGGATATCAGTGGTCTAATGGAAGAGAAGCGGATGGTATATGGATTCATCAAACACCAACAAGTGCATTAAGAGTATTATTTACTTTAGATCATAGTGATATAGCTCCAGGAAAAGTGTGGAGAGTTTTTAGAGATTGGGATGTTACAGTATGTAATAGAGTAAAGACGTTTAATGTAGGTACTCCACAAGAAACTAAATTTAGAGTTAGTTTAAAACAAAAAGTAGAAGAAGTTCAGTTTTCAAGCCTTGGTTGTGATTGCCCATCAGGAACTACAATAAATGAAGATGGTAAAATTGTAAGCATCGAGGATGCATGTGATGATCATGTTATATTTGGTGAGTATGAAGAATCACCATTTGCTTCTTGTTGGCAATCTAATATAGATGGACCAAATTCTACTAATGTTGGTGGACGTGTATCTTTTGCTGAACGTGGTCCAATTATTATTAGAGCAATAGTTGAAACTGATGAAACAGGATGTTCTAATTGTTCTGGACCAAATGATCAAGAATATACAGTATGTGCAGAAAAATTTGGATCAAGAACACATCCAATAGATAATATAAACCCAAAGGGTGGACAATTGATGATTGTCAATAGTTCTAGTGTTGCATGTCCAACCGAATGTCCGATTGAATTTCCTAAATGGGGTACTTGGCCTACGGCACCGGTACAAACATGTATTACTAAATGTTGGACTTTCTTGGGTGCAGGATGTTCTCCTGCTTTAATTTATGATACCGATGGTGGTAAAATAATTCAACCACCAGACAGTGTATATGCAATCTTTAAAGAACATGGAGCACGATTTGATGATGCGATTGCTGATGTTCCACGCGCTGGTGGACATAAAGGTTATGTTGGTATATTAAGATATAGAAGTTCTTATATGCCAATATATCAATCAGAATCTGCAAGGGAAACAGAACTCATAGCACAATACCAAGATGGAAGTAATGTATATGGTACATATACTCATCAATATGAAGATTATATATGTAGTTCTGCAGCTATATGTGGTTATGAATCTACTGCACCCATAAAGTATATTTTTGAAAATGCAAGAATATTTGTAGATAAGTGGCCAACTAGAGCGCAAGTGGGTTATTGTTATATAAACTGTCCGTGTGGTGCATCAAATACTACAGAAGAACCAGAACAACCAGAACCAGGTCAACCATGTTGGGATGGATCCTTTCCATCTCCTGGTAAACCATGTATTGGTTTAGGTAACGGTGGATACTGTGCTGGTGCTGGTGGGTTTCAACAATGCCCATGCGATGATCTTCCAAAACTATTTCCAAGTTATGGATGTAATACTAATTTATCACGAATAAACGGATATGGCGCAGCAGATTTCAATTATACTTGTTTTCCTGCAATTCCACAGGGGGTATATGAAGCTACATGTACAGATAATGACGCTATACCACATAGATTTGGATTGGACTCTGAAAGATTTTATTTTACAGCATTTGGACAAGTAAATGCGTATACTGGTCTTGGCGAGTTAGGATGTGCTGCAAGGTGTTCTTGCCCAGCACCCGATCCACCAACTGGTTGTTATAATGACGATGGATCATGTAAATTTTGTGCAGGTGCTGGAAGTGGTATTGGATTTGGTTTTCCAAGAAATATGATGATTAATTGGAAAAAATATTTATGTCACCAACGTTCAGTAGATGGTTATAAAATTCCACCTGATATTATGGGAAAATTTGAATGGGGATGTGGTGCAAAAGATGGAATCACGGGAAGCACAACTGCAAACGGATGCGATGTAGCATGGTCAGTAGCAGATTGTGTTCAAGCAAATATACCAATTAATTCACTATCTACTACAATAGATGGATCCAAATTATCATGTTAAATTTGAAAAATATAATATACAGTTTGATGCTGTATTTGATCAAATAAACAGAGATACAGAATTGTGTCCATGGGATACAACATATGAACCAAATTCAGCAAGAAGTGGATTGACATATGGTAGAAATCATATTATAATAAACGCACAAGGTCCATATTAATATATGCAAAATATTTCTTTAAAACAAATTGTTTACTGTGAAACAAATAAATCTAAAGCTTTTTATAGAATTAATTGTACTCAATGGGTTGTAGAAAATGCTGGAAAATGTGTTCCATATTGTAATTTAAAATCTAAGCATGTATCAGCAAGTGATTGTTCTAAATGTGATGTAAGAACTCTATTAGTTGAAACTGCAGAACCAGCCAATAAATCTAATGTAATAAAAGATATGCAAAGTTTAATACCTCAACAAAATCTTTATACAGCTGTACCTGTACCAAATAATGTTGATCAAAGTTTTTTATCTAAGGCAGCACAATATTCAAAAGTTGAAGGATCTCAGTTATTAACTGGTAAAGTATCTGAAGAAGTTTTTGAAAAAAGAAAAGCCTTGTGTATGGGATGTCCAAGAAGAAACAATTTTAAACCAGATTCAGAATCTATTGGTTGGTGTTCTAGTTGTGGTTGTAGTGCAAAAAATCCAAGAGCAGCCCTTTCACACAAATTGTGGATGCCGGATCTTGAATGTCCTTTAAAGAAATTTACTAAAGAGGTTGGTGAAGGATTTAATACAGCAGATGCATTAGATTCTGTTAAAGGTATTATTCAATCTGTTGGTGACCTTTTTAAGAAAAAAGAATCTGATGAAGAAATCAATACAGAGCAGAAAGAATAAATAGTATACTATGTCATGCATTAAAACAATCTTAAATTTTCAAAATGAATTACGCCTTCATCACTGGGGAACTAAGTCATATTCCGCACACATAGCACTAGGAGCTGCCTACACAGGCATTGATGCTCTTCTTGATACCTTTGCCGAGACTTATATGGGAACGCTTGGTAAGGATGAATTAAGAGATATTAATGAGTTAACTTTAAACGGACCATATAAAACAACTGCTATGCAGGTGTTGAGTTCATTTGAAGATTATTTAACCGAAGAAGTACCAAAAGAACTTGGTGGGGATCAAACTGCATTGTTAAATATAAGGGATGAGATGCTTGCTTTGGTACAACAAACCAAGTACTTACTAACCTTGTCCTAGGAGTTAATATGAAAATTTCAGAACTAGTTTACGAAGTCCGAAAACTAGCACGCAAAGAAGAAGATCCTATCAACAAGGATCTTTTTTATCAATGTGCTAAATCATTAGAAATTCTTGGAAATCTTGCAAAGATATCCGATCTTGCTGTTGCAGAACACAATGCTGCAGATGAACCATCGATTGATTATGATGGTGACCTTAAATGGAATGTAGATGATGTAACTCTATCAATGATGGATGAACACATTGATGATCTTATTCAACATGGGTTTATGGATCCTATTGATCGCTGGCCTTATGGTGAACAACCATTTACTAAGTTTGTTGCAAAATATGCTCAGAGTCATTTCATCAAAGATTCTAAAACAGAATAGACCTTTGTTGGAATAGACACATGACTTAAAACAGCCATGTTAGAAGGCATAATGCGTAAAACGCATTTGCTATAATATGGATCTTGTTTAAAGGAGTAGAACTTTCGTGATTTTTCCATCATGAAATGGCTATAGATGTATACGTGTGCCCGTTTTGAATACATTTTTGTATCAATTTTTAATTT